ATGAAGGGGGATAGTCACTTGAAATTTCATGAAAAAATTATGAGGATGATTGAAGATAGGGATGACTTAACAGCTACTAGTGTAGCTTGTAAAATTGGTGTTTCAAAACAATACATGTCAAAATTCAAAAGACAAGGAACAATTGGATTTTCTCAATTATTGAAGCTAGCACATATTTTAAGCGTTGAAGGGAAAAAAGCACACCAAACTATGTCCGAGTGGTGTTTAGAATTAGATACCACAGAGTCTATAAAACAAAGTTTTGAATATGCGTGTCTAACTCGTAATACAACCTTATTGGAACAATTAATACAAAAGCATAGCGAAGAAACTGGAACAATACGAGAATATGTTGAAGTGTATACAATTTTGTTTAAATATATTAAGAATATAATTAAGGGCTCAGAAATAACAAAGGAATTAAAGAAGATTGGCGCTACTAAAGATAAGGTTTTAGAAATATTAACAAAAATCATGGAATGCTATGAATATTACCATCTGAAAAAATTCAATATAATGTTGGAAACTGCAGAAGTGATTGAATCACTAGTGAACCAAATTGAAGGAGAAAGAAAATCCTTCATTAAAGAATGTTACAATTATCGTATTGCTGAATTGTTCGCACCGATTTTCCTACAAAAGAATAATGTAGATTTAGCTAGGAATTATGCTCAATTCTTAATTCATGCTAATGTTTGTACAAAAACAATCTCAGACGCATATTACATATTAGGTATGTCAAATGTATTAGAAAATAAAGAACAATGTTTGGTCAATTTAAAAAAGAGTTATTTATTAAGTAAGGAAATTGGTGATGCAGATATTGAACAAGAGGCTAGATATAATCTAGATGTTGCTAAAATCTATTTAGGGGTAAAACTAGACGAAGACGCCGACAATAGGTTATTGTTGTACCAAAAAAACCCAACATGTGAATTGTCAATTAAAGCTCTCCAAGATATAATAAGAGAAAGAGGAGACAAGGACTTTTTAAATTATTTCATAGCATGTTCTTCCAATGAAATCGAATGTTTATATGATTTGTTTTATCAATACTTCTACCAAGCTAATTATCTATTTTCAGCGATAGTAGCAAAAGAATTGTGTAATAGAGGGGATAAATCTTTGTTGACTCAATCGATGGTTAATTTGGGGAATGAAAAACAAAAAGGGGTTGTTGATATTGAAGAAATTAGTATTAACAGTTTGTACATTATTAACGGTGCTAACGGTGGGGTTGTCGTATAATGGAAATATGCAGATAGATAAAAAAATGCAAATGGTTGAAATTAAACCTGGTGGATAAGGATATTTTAAAGAGTGGATTAAAACCGCTCTTTTTTTATTGGTAAACTAAAATGAAAAAAATAAAAGTGATTTACTTTCTGAATTTTCCCTAGAGGAAAGGTTATAATTGGATTATAGCAGGTGAGGGGGATGGGAATGAAAAAAGAAAGTATTTTAAAGTCGTTTTTAAAATGTGTAGACTCACGTTCAAATAGTGAGTCTGAGTTTAATCAATTCATCGAAGTTGCATTTAATATCGAACAAAAAATAAAAAATAGCGATGAGTAACACTACATCACTATTTTGAAGTACTCTTTAATTTTTCTAGACTTTCCATCATTGTTAGCATGTTTTGTAAGACAATTTCTTGATGTTCCTCAGGTAGTTGTTCTAAACGGTTTTTTATGCTCAAGTACTTTCGATTCATATCAGCATCTAATTCACGAGAGTCAGATCGTCCTAAGAGATAATCAACAGGTACACCGAGAAAATCAGCTGCACGTTCAACAGTTTCTCTAGATGCAGGTTTAAATCCAGTTTCAAACTTAGAAACACTACCTGCAGTAACACCGATAGCTTGTCCAAGATCATGTTGTGTTAAATTTCGTTCTTTTCTTAATTGACGTAACCGATCTTTAAATTCCACAATAATCACCTCATAAGTGGTTTGTTAGGATTATTATAATATTTCCTAAGGGGAAAATCAATCCGAGCTATTTCTAAGAATAATTTAAAATACGAGTGAAAATATATCTTGAACTTTCCCTTAGGGAATGTTAAGGTGATTTACAACGATACAGAAAGGAGTTATTACATGAAAGTGATTAAGGACGAGACAAAATTAAAAGCAGCATTCAAAAAATCTGGATATAAGTATCAAGAGTTAGCCGATGAATTAGAAATATCCTGCAGCTACTGTTATAAGCTAATTAACAATCATAATTATAAAAAGAAAATATCATATAACTTAGCATCCAGAATGGCGCATGCATTAAAAGGAAACGTAGTTGATTTGTTTGAAGAGCAAGTCGATTTTTTTTAACAACAATATTCCCTTAGGGAATATAGGGGTGAGAGGGCCATGTCAGAAATTAATTATAAAGGGTTTATCATCAAGGAAACTTATGGCGAAAAAAATATCGAAGAAGTGTTTAAAGAAGCATATGAGTCGTTTTATGGGGTTGAAGTAAAAGTTGTTAAAAAGGAATTAGGAGCTAAACGAAACAGTGCAGCCAGTTAATGTTTAAACTTCATTGAGCAATAGCTTAATGAAGTGAGGGTATATATTGGACAAGCCTGAAAGGAGAGTAAAGAATGAAAAACGGAAAGAAATTGACTAAACGTGAAAAAATGCATCTTAAATTATATAGTTTAAATCCTAATAATTGGTTGGTTTTCAAGAAAGCTGGTGGAGAGCTGCATTTAGTACACCGTTATACTAACACAACTCGTGTAATTCCAAGTTTATAAGTTTAGGAGGGAATAAAATGGATCAATTAACAGTACTAGAGTTCAACAATGAAAGAATTTTAACGACAAAGCAATTAGCATTTATTTATCAAACGGATGTTAATAATGTGCAAAAAAATTTCAGTAATCATAAATCAAAGTTCGTTGAAGGCAAACATTATTTTTTCTTAGAAGGTGAAGAATTACGTTCCTTTAAACGCGACCTGAATAATATTCAGCTCGTGCCAAACAATGTAAACCAATTATATTTGTGGACAGAACGAGGGGCGAATAGGCATTGCAAGATTCTCGATACAGACAAAGCGTGGGAACAATTCGATTTCTTAGAAGAAACCTATTTCAATGCACGAGAGCAACAACGGCTTCCTACTGATCCAATGGATGTATTAAAACTTACATTCCGAGCATTAGAAGGTCAGCAACAAACAATTGAAGAGATAAAGTCAGATGTACAAGACTTAAAAGATAATACACCGTTATTCGCAATTGAATCTGATGAAATTTCTAATGCCGTAAAACGTCAAGGAATAGTATTACTAGGCGGAAAACAGTCTAATGCCTATCGAGATCGCGGATTAAGAGGAAAAGTTTATCGTGATATCTACAATCAACTATACCGTGAATTCGGAGTGAAAAGTCATAAAGCAATTAAGCGTTGCCACTTAAATGTAGCAGTGAAAATAGTTGAAGAATATACACTTCCAATTGTATTGAGTGAGGAAATATCTTTTGTAAATGCGCAAATGGATTTTACAGAAATGTAATAAGAATTGAAAACGAGGAGGTACTATATGGAAATTGAACCGATGTTCGCAACCTTACTAATGGAGCAAGAAATTATTGAAGAGAAACTTGTGCAAGGGATTAATGGATTCGAGTGGTTAGTTTTGCAAGTGGTGGTAGATCAGGAAAGAAAAGAATCTTTAGAAACTTGGGAAAGGCTACAAATTTTAGCAGCTAAAAAGAAAGTAAATTCTCTTACGTTATTCTCAGATGCAATTCGTATGGATGCAGAAACTTTTTATAACATATACGAACTTAATTGGTGGATGGCATTTAAAGAGGCTCTCACATATTTTTCTTTAATGAGACTACGGAATTATAACACGTATTTGGATGTGATAAAGAGTATTTTTAGCAATGAATTAGCGTTGGAACGAAAGGGGTAAAAATTAATGGATAATTTACAAGTAGTTGATGGGATCACAAAATCAGAACCAGATTACGGAGAGATATATTATCAGATGTTTGCTAAAAATCTACGTGAGTTGCTACAAAGGGTAAAAAGCACAGGGACATTCCATCAAGACTCATGTAAAAAAACGATTTTTTCGGGTGTGAGATTCATTAGATATACCAAAAGCGATGTATCAAGTTATGAATACTTAAAAGACAAGCTGCAATTAATAGGTTACTTACAAGAATTGATGAAAAAGGTAACTCCAAGAGAATTTATAAATATGTTTCCTATAACAAAATCCTATGACGGAGACAAATGGGAAGAGAAAGATTATTTCTTTACTATGAATCGCGCTAAAGAAATCGGGATGGATACTCTTATAGGAGAAAATATCTTAGAGTTTCTATACGATTACGACAATTGGGATATCACATGTTTTGCGGTTAGTTCAATGACAATTATAAGCAGAATCAGACGCATTGAAGGAGAAAAGTCTTTAGCGGAAGAGTTTTTTGAAGGTAAAGGACTTGATACTTATACGCTGCAATCTGGCCAGAAAGGGAAACAAAAGTTAATAAATAATCGTACTGGAGAAACTCAAGAAGTTCAGAAACCTAGACCAAGATATTTAAAGCCAGTCCAATGATCAATATTACGAAGGATTATAGACAAAAAAAGTAACTTGCGCCAACAAGTTACTAAATAAAAATACTTAAAAAAATACTTATTAGAAATATAACATACATGTCCAGTTTATGAAAAGAGGGGCATGATTATGCCCCTTAAATATAAGAGGTGTTTATATGAGCAAGTTAATCATAAATGAAGAACCTTTACTAGTTCTCCCATCATTAGCGAAGAGTATTGGATTAAATGAAGCGGTCTTTTTACAACAGATACATTATTGGTTAAATCGTTCTAACCATTTTTATGATGAAAGACGTTGGATATATAACAGTGCTGCACAATGGTCAAAACAGTTTCCTTTTTGGAGTGAAAATACAATTAGGCGTGTGTTGAAAAATTTAGAAGATACAAAGATTTTATTAATAGGTAATTATAATAAAGCGAAATTCGATAAAACCAAGTGGTACGCCATTGATTATGAAAAACTTCGTTTGCTCGAATGCACAAACGATGTACCCAAGTTGGGTAGACGATGTGACCAAGTTGAGCAGATGGAAGTACCCAACTTGAGTAAACCAATACCAGAGAATACACAGAGACTATCTACAGAGATTACAGAATATATAGTCGAGATAGTAAACTATCTCAACTCCACATGTAAAAAGAATTATCGGACCTCAACTAAGAAGACTCAAACATTAATAAAAGCAAGACTAGCTGAAGGCTATAAAGTTGAACAGTTCAAGAAAGTAATTGACATAAAGAAATCTCATTGGTTTGGAGATGCAAAATGGGATGAATATTTAAGACCAGAAACACTATTTGGAACAAAGTTTGAAAGCTACTTAAATAGCAAGCCAAAAACAAAGCAACATTCGGAAATGTCTGCTGAGGAACGGTTGAAACATTTCCAACAAGAAGCAGCGGAACAAGATGATTTGCCATTCTAGGGGTGTGCTAAATGGGGAGAGAAGAGCTTTTTCAAAAAGTGTTCAGTAGTGATCGAGAAGTGAGAAACTCAGTCAGTGTAGAGGAATTAATGAAGACTATGTCACTTGAAGAAGGTGCATGGTGTAAAACTTGTAAAATATTCGTTCCAATGATGCAGTTGCCTATCTACTTATTAAAACATTTAAAAGGCGCAAAAGTACCAGGCGTTAATTCGACGGGAAAAGTGCAACCAGTATGCCCGAAATGCTTGAGGAAACCATCCGCGGAACAAGATGAGATTAGATATCAGGATGTTGTAGAGGCAGCACAAAAGAGAATGCAACAAGGAGAACAAAATCGATATTTAATGCCAACACCAGAAAGATATATTGATGCTAGCCTTGAAAATTTTGAAATGAGAACGGGTGTTGAGAAGGCAGTTAAAGGTGCAAGATATTTCATTGAAAATATCTCAAAAAAGAAAGAAAAAGGGTTGTTTTTACAAGGTGGATTCGGATCTGGAAAAACAAGACTTTGTTATTCAATTAAACACACTTTAGAGAGTATGGGTCCTAAAGTAATTGTATATAACGTGACACAACTGTTAGATAGGATACGCTCTACATTTAGCAGTGATAAGGAAAGCAAAGCGGAAATTATGGCATTACTCATGAAGTGCGATGTATTAGTACTAGATGATTTAGGGGCAGAAAAGCCTTCAGAGTTTGCAGCAGAGTTTTTATATACGATTGTTGATTATCGATACAGTACTTGGAGACGAATGATTATTACAAGTAACTGTAGTGATGAGGAACTACAGGAACGTCTGGGCCATTTGCAAGGTGGACGTATTTTAGACCGGTTAAGAGAAGGGTGTTATAAGATTCCAATTACGGCAGGGAGTGCGAGGTAATGGCAAATAATAAGAGTGGAGAAATACTTGATGGTATTAAAGAGTTGCTGTGGAAATTAATAGTTAAAGCGAAAACTGATGAAAGAGTACGGGATTTTTTGGATGATTTTAAAAAAGTGTTAGAAGACAATAAACATTCAGCTAAAGAAGAACTTTCGGTAGCTTTTGCAAGGTTACAAGAAAAACACTTTCCTAACTTTGAAAAAGGAGAACCCAAAAAATGACTAAAGAAAGAGACCAAGTAAAAGCTGGAGTTAACGTTAGAGAAATGTCAGACACTGAATTTATGAAGAAGTATGGAAGGCTTGTTCATCATTGTGTTTGGAAACGATATGCGAAAAAAATGAAGAGTATAGAACATGATACAGGCTTAGATATAGAGGATTTAACTCAATTTGGGATGATAGGTCTTATTAAAGCAAGGGATAATTTTGATCTTGAGTATGGTTGTAAATTTTCAACGTATGCTGTTCCTAAAATTATAGGTGAAATTGGTCGAGCCATTCGAGATCATCAAAAGGTGAAAGTGCAACGGAGTGTATACAGTATAAAGGGGAAAATTCTGAGACAAAACCTAGAAGATGAAATTCCAGAAGAAATAGCAAGTATCCTAAATGAAGATATATCCGTAGTAAGCAACGCATTACATTATCAACCAGGTACACAGTCCTTGAATAAAGTTGTACACCAGTCTAACGGGAATGAAGAATTAACCTTGGAAAGCATGCTAGAGGATAAAAAAGCCGAAAACGTCGAGGATGTATCGATTAATAGAATGGTGATACAGTCATTTAAATCTCAATTATCACATAAAGAACACATCGTATTAGATATGAGTCTACAGAACAGGACACAACAAAACATTGCAAATGAAGTAGGGTGTAGCCAAGTTCAAATTAGCCGTATCCTAACAAAAATCAATAAAAATGCTGCTCAGTTTGGTAAAGATGGGGGTCTACAGGATTGATTGAAACAAAGGGAGTATGTATGGACCACGTGTCTTCTTTTAATGTAATACAATTTGAATTTTATAAGAAACGGGGAATAGAAAATGAAAAAGAAAATAATTGCAGGTTTAATGTCTATTATGGCGGTAACGGGTTTAGCTGGTTGTGGTACAGAAGCGGATACAGTTTCACATAATTTATCTAAATCAGCTGATTCGTTTGAGGTTCAACGAAGAGTAGTGTTCTTCAATGGTATAACTGATAAATACCTTTTAAGTATTGAAGGGTTATGCGCTTTAGACGCTGGTGATGGGAAGAAGATAACTGTAACTTGTAAGACTGGTGACGGTAAATATAAGAAGCATTACCTTGGATTAAGCGATAATGTAAGTTACTTTATTGAACAAACAGACGCTAAGTATGAAGATGCATACCATTACAAAGTACTGTTTAGACCTGAAGAAATTATTCCAGATATTAAGTTGCAGACAAGCCATAAATAAACAAAAGCATTATTTTAATCGGAATGGCAGGTAATTGACCAAATCACCTGCCAAGTGCCTAAACAGTTCGGAGGGGTAAAGCTCCGTTTTGAAAGAGTGTAGCTGACTCGTAAATAGTATGTGTAATGTAAAAAAGATTATTCGTATATCACACGGGATATTGAAAGGAGAATAGAAAATGAATACAATCACTATTAAATTTTGCCAAGGTACAGAAGCATGGAAAGATATGCAAGATGTTGCGAAAATGTTACAAGAGAAAGGGTATTCCGTTGAACCGTATGAAGAAATTGGAACTGTAAAACTAACTAAGAAAATCAATGACAAATTAGTGGATAAGAAACAGCAATTCAATTGTGACATTTGCTTTTTAAATAAGGATATTGAAGAAAAGTCTATTTATCAATTTGATGAGTCTGGTGACATTGTAGCGTGTATAGAGTGTGAGAAACAGGCATTTGAACAGTCGAAAAGCCAAACAAAATAGATATTTGAATAGAAAAGGAGAACGAAATGAAAACATTCAATATTACCTTTACTCAAATGAAAATGTATGAAGCAGTTGTTGAAGCAGAAACAATGGAAAAAGCAGTTGAAAAAGTTCGTAATTGCCATGTACAAGAGGATGATTTAATTGAGAAGGATATAACGATTAATGACTTGCGTGAGGTGCTAGTCAAAGAACAACAGTTCGAATGAATGGGGTGCTAAAATCACGTAAGAAAGGGCTTGTTTTTGATTGAGAATACAATAAGTCTAGGAAGTACTAAAACGGCTCGTTCAGGCTATAAATAGCGTTTAATAAGATTCGATTAAAAAATAGAGAGAAGGAAGTGTTGATGTGGCTAACTTAAAGAAAAAGAAGATAAAAAAAGCCATTGACCGACGTGCAAGAGCAATGGATAAGGAGAGAGTTACAAATGCATGGAGAAATATTTTTGTGCAAGCTGGCATCTTAAAATAAGTGAGGTGGCACACATAATGTTAGAGTGGCTAAAGGATTATCAAAAATTAGAGGATGAAATCATTTATTTGGAAAATGACTTATATAGAAGTAAACGAGAATTAAAACGCTGGGCTGGTGGTGATTTGTGGGAAGTACGTTTAACAGCTGAATCAGAAGGAGCGAAACTAGAAGATCGTATTGCTACTCGTGAACATGAATTAGCTTTAAAAATGAATGACATGTTTGATTTCAAAAAGGTAATTAGTACATTCCATGGTTTGGAACACAAGATCATGTATGGTAAGTATGTGGAGGGCAAAACATTGGAAAAGCTTGCTGAAGAGTTACACTATAGTCCGCGCTATATCTATAATAAACACGCGCAAATAAAGCGTATGATTGAATATGCACAGAAGTTAAGTTAACAAAATGTTAAGTTCACTTCAGTTCATGTTAACTATTGCAAAAAGAGTTTATAGTAATAACATAAAGAATTGATGAAAGGGCAACTGGTGCACGGTTGCTCTTTTTTATGTAGATCACTTTGTACAATATATTTCGATTTTGTAAAAGGTAATAGTGATTATTTTGTCGAAATAATAGTATTGGAAAGGTGGTGTTATATATGAGTGAAATGACATTAGAAAAATTAAAGGGTTGGTCTTCTACAGAGAGATATTCAAATGGATATTATAGAAAGGTTTATAACCTTATTGAAACTTTGAGTGAGAGTGGTATTTTACAAACTCTAGATAAAGGTCATGTTTTTTACCCACAGAATATATTTCTTGAGGAAGAAGACGTTGAATTTTTATTTATCTCAGAAAGATATATTTCTATTTGTAATATTGATGAGCAAGGTGATGTTCATGTACAAACTTTATCATTAAAGGAAATTAATAAAGTGGAATTGTTAAAATTGAATCCGGAGAAACGTACAGCGGAATTGATAGTTTATATTAACAATGAAGAGCCTATTATACTTTCCAATGAAAAAGATACTAATGAACATTGGGGTCGTAAGTTTTATGATTTAATATTAGAAATATATTCTGTATTAAAGGTAAAATAGTTTGTTAAATAAATACATTTGTTATTAAGTCGCACCGAAATGGTTGCGGCTTTTTATTATGCAAAAATTACATAGGTGGTGTAGAGATGAGTCTTATATTTCATAATGGAGATTTAAATAAGTTGGCAAGAGATACTTCACATGACAGTATCATTTTAAAAGTTGGTGAACAAGAGATTGTATCTTTGAAAAGTAATGGAGATATCTATGTCAAAGGTAAGCTTATTGAAAACGATAAAGAAGTTGTAGATGGCATGAGAGAGTTCTTGAGGTTATCTAGGTAAAGATAAGCGCAAACGTGTTGCATTTAAAAAGGATGGTGTTAAGTACATGAGTCCAGATGAGATATATGTAAAGCAAATGGATGCGTGGATTAAAGAACAAGAGGCTAGAAGAGAACAGATTGTAGTAACAATTAAAACTAGCTCTGAGATTGTGGAACAAAACAAGATACAGTTGCACTGGTTAGATAAAGGCTTGGGTCTTGCTAAAGAAGAGTTCGAGACTTGGAAGAAAGAAAATAATTATAAGGAGTGTGAATCTAATTGATTACTGAAACAAGAAAAACAATATCAGGTACAGAGTATTGGGATAATGAAAAGAAGAAGAGTCTATTTGTTCCTACAGGTGAAGAACCAGGGTTTGAAGTAACTGTTAATCCTGAGAGTATGATTGCTGATAAAGGATTTGCAACAGGAGGGTATTTGACTAAAGATACGTTGGCAATTGGTGAAGCAGGTACAGAACTTATCTTGAGTAATAAGACAATAAAAGAGTTACGTGAGTATGCTGATGAGCTAGGTATTGAAATCCCTTCTGATATTAAAAAGAAAGAAGACATCATTGAATTGCTATCATGAAGTACTGTGACTTCAATGGCTGCCGTAACAAGATAAGCAAAGGACGTTACTGTGAAGAACATAAGCGTAACAAGCCAAGGAAGAAGAAAGATAAGAAGAACATCTACCATCATGATAACAAATCATTCTATCGAACTGATGCATGGAAGTTTGTCAGGTCAAAGGTATATGAAAGAGAGAAGGGATGTTGTCAACGATGTGGACAGTTTGTCTTTGGTAGGCGTGCTCATGTTCATCACGTAATCCCAATCAAAGAAGACCAAACTCTTAAATTAGAAGAAAATAACTTAAGGTTACTTTGTCCAGTTTGTCATACAATCGAAGAAAATGAAGATAAACCGAAAAAAGTTTTTCCGAGTTATTTTGGAAGCCCCCCTATCAAAAGTTAAAAATTCTTCTCTGGGGAGGATAGGTAGCGTAGGGGGCATATCAATAGTTGCGCCATTTTTAAAAAATGAAGGGGGGTGTGAAAATGGCTCGAATGTCAAAGAAGAAAAAGTTGGAAATGCTAGATGTTGCAAGGGATGAAGAACGAAATAGAATCATAAAATTATTGACTGAAGATGACAATTTCACACCTTCATTAGAACCATTAATCGAAAATTATTTAGATGCTTTTATCATTTATAAAACTATGTTTGATGAATGGAAAGCTGATGGATTTGCTCCTACAAAAACGCATAAAAAC